ATGCAGCCTCTCAGACTGCGCTTCAACAACCAAAGAAAAACCACGTGCCTCATCCAACAAGCCAGCTCCGTTATTCCCCCGCAACAGATCCGTAAGGGTTTCCTTATACCCAGCGAACATGCTACGGTCGGTCGCATATAAATGCAACCGCTCTTCACATTCTTTCAACACTTTCACCACCGCATTGTACTTAGCCTCACCGTGAAGCGAAGCTTCGTACGCCAACTGATCACGAATGGCAAGAAATTGGTTCCGTTCATCAACCATATCCTTCCACCTGTATTCAATTGCATTTGCAAGCGAATCCGGCCTCAATGGGGCCAGGTACACTTGGTGGTCCGAGCAAAATACAAACCCACGACCGATAAACTCAGCCTCATGCAAGCCACACACAGCAACACTACGATTCTTGTCATTAGAAGTCAGGGTCAAACCCATAGCTCCTATCTCCTTGACATAATTCTCAATGTCCTCATTATTCCTGTGCAGCCTACACGAGGCGATCCCATCGTCTGAGTAAGTCATAAAGCCCGACTTTATCATCAACAACAACGACTGCTCAATTCCAAAGCCCCTCACTCGCGCCAACGCGGCGGCGCATGTCATGATATTACAGACACCCCCTTTCAGAGAAGTCCCATAACACCCCGACAATATTCCAGCAGGGAACTTAAATACAGTTGATCCATAAGACACATTCACACCAACGGTGGACGCCCACAAGGCAAGTGACGCTCTCGTCACACCCTCCGGAGCCCCCATCGCTCGAGTAATTGCTCTCATGAACTCCTCAAGACCGACCATATGATGTTTGCGGAGTGATCTGTCGAACCTTTTGAAGTCCGCACAGAGCACACCGCCATCACCATCATAGATCCTCCCAAGCTTCGTCCACTCAGGACCAACAGGGTTAATCCCAACCCCAAGCATCGTATCTACGGGAAAATGCATCACGGCGGCCTGCAGCCACCCGACATACGTCTTCTCCAGCAAAAACAACAACAAGGGGCCAGCGCAAAACAACCTCGCATCCTTCAAAACACCATCGTCATCAAATGGCCTCAACTCATCCTTCAGACTGCCCTTAAACAGGTAGTCTTCCCGCATCAAAACATCTTCAATCGGCGTCCCACTTTCTATAGCAGCACACGCCTCATAATATTTTTGACCGAGAAGCACATCCTTGAAAAAGGGGGTCCCAGACTCATCAATACCAATATAATCACCTTTCTTCTTCGGCAGTGATACAGGACTAGTCGATGTAAACCCAGCCGACTTGCTGAGGTCAACA